TGAAGAAAGGAGAGGAAGAAGAGAGGGGGGGGCTTTACCTCCAGGAATACCACCTGATCCAGGTCCTGTAGGGCCACCGCCACCCACAGTAACAGGATAACCCGCAACTGCTACTGGAAGTCCCCCACTAGCTGCAACACAAGGGGCTGTATAACAATCAGACGATGCTTTACTTTCTCTATAACCACCTGCACCTCCTCCGCCACCACCATATCTAGAACCACCATTACTACTTTTTCCACCGCCACCACCACCAGCAACTACCACATAAGAAACTGTATTTGATCCTCCACTATTTCCTGCACAAGAAACACAAAAAGTTCCAGGGCCTGTAAATGTGTGAACTTTAAAATTTGTACAAACTGTTGTTATTGTTCCACCTGTTGCAGTTATATACGCTGGAACTTGACCAATAAAACCTGTTCCCTCTTCAATAGGCACCCAACCTTGTGTTGCATCTACATAAACTAAAGTTAAACTTAAATTATCTGTGCTTAATGTTTTATCACCAGCATTTCCATCTAAATTAGAACCACCTCTACCAATAATTAAATTAGCTGTTGCAAAATTTCCATTATAATCTTTAAGACCTACAATATCTCCTGCGCTTGGAGAAGAAGGCAGTGTTAAAGTAAAAGATCCTACTGCCGCTGTGTCACAAAAATATCCTTCGCCTGATGATGCAGTAAAGTTAGCTGTTTTTTTTGTTGTTTGCCAGTTAACAGCACCTGTTGCTCCAAAACCATTTGCTGTTCCAGCATTTGTTATTGTTGCGCCACTAGGAATTGTAATAGTGTCTCCACTATCTCCTAATGTTACTGTTCCACAATTTGTTCTTGGACTAATTTTATTTACTTTTATTTCACTCATAATTTACCTATTGAAACCTATACCTTATTATTACAATTCCTGAACCTCCAGCACCTGAAGTGTTTGGAGAAGATTGTGTTCCACCTCCACCACCACCAGTATTAGCTGTTCCTGCAGTTCCATTTCCTGGTGGAGTTGAACCTGCTCCACCACCACCTGGTCCACCAGTTCCTGCTGTTTGAATAGCGGCTGCTCCACCACCTCCACCTCTTGTTGTTGGTGTTGCATTAATTGAAGAAGTTGCTCCATTTCCACCTGGTCCACCTACCGAACTAGGTTGAGCAGGTCCACCACCTCCATTTCCACCAGCTGAAGTTGCTCCACCACCTCCTCCACCAGAGTAATACCACCCATTCATTCCAAGTCCTCCATCATTACCTTGCGGAGGAGATACAGGAGGTGTATTTCCTGTTCCTTTAGACGTTATTGGTACCGCTGGTGTTGCTGGATTACCATTATCATTACCGGGTGCTCCCCCACCAGAACCACCTGGACCACCTGATTGAGGAGTTCCATAACCACCTCCAAAACCACCACCTGCAGACGTGATTGTTGAAAAAGTTGAAACTGCTCCTGCATTACCAGGAGCATTTGGAGAGGGTCCCACTGCTGCACCGCCTCCACCTACTGCAATCGAATAACTTTGAATTGAAACTGGTAAAGATGAAACACAAGCTCCTAATGGTGATCTTGAATAACAACCTGAATCTGCTCCAGATGATTCTCTATAACCACCAGCTCCACCACCACCACCTCTCATTCCTCCACTTCCCCCACCAGCAATTACTAAATAATCTACTTTAGCTAATGAACCACTACCACCAGTAACTTGAAATGTTCCTGGTCCAGTAAATGTATGGACTTTAAAATTTGTACAAACTGTTGTAATTGTACCACCTGTAGCTGTAATATATGCTTCTCCTTCTACGTTTGTAGAATCATTTACATTTAACCAACCTCTTGTTGAATCTGCAAAAACTAAAACTATAGACGCATTTTCTGTTGATATTATTGAATTACCATTTACACCATCAATTTTATCAGATCCATTTGGTGATATTGTTAAATTATTTGTTTGAAAAGTACCTGAATAATCTTTTATAGCAACTATGTTTCCTACAGAAGCTGATGGAAGATTAACTGTTACTACTCCACTACTTGTATCTATAAAATAGCCTTCACCATTTGCTGCAGTGAATGTTGCTGTTTTAATTGATGTTTGCCAATTAACGGATCCCTCTCTACCAAATCCTGTTTGCGATGCACCTGATGCTAAAGCAACAGTTTTTCCGCATCCACCTACAGTTAATGTAGATCCTGATTCTGTTGTTATTGTATTTACTTTAATTGTACTTGTCATAATTATTGAATTTTATACCTTATTATTACCACTCCTGATCCTCCAGCTCCTGAAGCTGTTGAATAACCTTGTCCACCACCGCCGCCGCCAGTGTTGTCTGTTCCATTTTTTGTTGGTGCTGGTGCCGAAATAGGATTTCCTGTTCCTCCACCACCTGTTCCTCCTGCACCGGGAGCAGAAGTTCCACCTCCACCGCCAGCGTAAGCTGTAGGAGTTCCAGTAATAGAAGTTGTTGCTCCAGCACCGCCTGTTCCACCACCAACACCAGGGTTTGCATCTTGACCTACTGCAGTTGCACCACCACCTCCTCCTTGAGAGTTAAAACTAGGTCCAACGTGTTTACCTCTACCACCATTGGTTCCTTGAGCCGGACTTACTGGTGGTGTATTTCCTGTTCCACCTGTAAATGATGTTCCACCGCCTGGAGAGTCCCAAGATCCACCACCTCCAGAGCCACCAGGTCCTCCTTCTCCAACGGGATTAGGATGACTTGGAACTGAACTGCCACCTCTACCACCACCAGCCGATGATATTGTTGAAAAAGTTGAAACGTTACCAGGATTAGAGTTAACTGCTCCTCCAGATCCTGTTCCTGTAACAGGTGATCCACCTGCACCAACTGTTATCGGAAAGGCTGTTGCTGTTACTGTAATTCTATTTGGAGCAGATGGATAACCATCTAAAGGGCTTGCAGTGTAAGGTGTCACTGGAGATTTAGCTTCTCTAAAACCACCGGCCCCTCCACCTCCACCATAATCTGTTCCTCCAGCTCCACCACCACCTACAACCAAATATGAAACTACATTATTAGCTGCACAAAGAGCCGCTGTAGAAACTGTGAAAGTTCCAGGTCCTGTAAACGTATGAATTTTGCAATTACCAGATGTTGTTTCTGTTCCACCTGTAGCAATTAAAAAGGGGTTTCCTGTTGCATTAGAAGTTGAATCTTGAACGTTTTTCCAACCCTCTGTGTCATCTACATAAACGAAAGTTAAAGATTGACCTTCTGTGCTTGCTATAAAACTAGCAGCTATTCCACCAATTTTTTGTGATCCGTTTGGTGTAATAGTTAAATTATTTGTTTGAAATGTATTTGTATAATCTACAACAGATACAATATTACCTGCTGTTCCTGCTGGTAAGTTCATTGTAAATGCACTGCCTGATGTGTTAGCAAAAAATCCTTGACCATTTACTGCAGTAAATGTTGATGTTTTAATACTCCCTGTCTGCCAGTCTACTGTTCCTGTTCTACCAAAACCTGTTTGCGATGCACCTGTCCCCAATACTACAGTGTCACCAGATTCACCTAGTGTTAAGGTAGTTCCGCATTGTGGTGCAACTGTATTTACTTCTATTTTACTCATTATATTATTACCAATGTCCCTGTTACTGTTATTGTTTGTGTAAAGGTAACAGGACCTGCTAATACTGCAGACTCAATGACCATACCTTTTTGGTCTATAGTTTGAGCATGAGTATAGATATTTTCTGATCCAGGTTTATTACCTATGTATATTGTATCATATAAACTATCCATTTATCCTCCTATGCACTAATTGAATCAACAACGCTAACATAAACATCAGCACTAGATGCAGTATCTGATTCTACTTTTAGTACATCAGTACTCTGCATTACAAATTTAGCACCACCCGAAACAAGCTCTACTGCACTGTTTGGTGGGATGCTTAAATCTTTGCAAATAAATCTTGTTTGTGATCCACCTACACTCACAAATACATCCATTGCAATTGCCGAGGTTACTTTGTTGGCTATCCTGATTCCAATAACTGCATCATTTGAATTTGCTGTAAACACAGTAGTAGCACTGTTTGTTGCTTCAACTGCATATCTAGTAAAATCTTGTGCCATATTCCTCCTATAAAGCTATTGCCATTGCAACAGCAAATCCGTTACTTGCCGCTCCTACCGGCGTTCCAGTTGCATCTAAAAAAACTGACTTACTTGCAGGCATAGTACAAAACACACTTAATGTGCTTGAACCACCTGAATTAAAATCTATATTCGACGTATTACCTGAAGAGTTACTTAAAACTGTAGTTCGTGAAAGAGTATCTGGTGTTGCATCAGTTACAGTGCCAAGACCTATTTCAAAAAGATTTGTACCTTCTTCAAATATAGCATAGTAAGTTGTGTTACCAGTTCCAATTCCTGAAACAAAAGTTTGAAAACCTGTAACAGCACCTGCAAGGTTTATAGTTCCTGTGCCTTGTGATGTACTAGTTTCTCTTACTCTATCATTTAATACTAAAGCCATTTAATCTCCTATTAGCTCATGCTTATAATAGCATTAGCTGGTGTTGTTGGATCAGGGTAAGTAATTTTGAATGTACCATTTGTACAAGTTTTATCTCCACCGAAATCCAATACCACAACTAACGGATCACCCGCAGCTGTATCATTATAAATAGCTGCAAACGCTGCTGTGAACGTTGCACTTGACCAAGTTGAATCTCCAAAGTCAACTGAAGCAACAGCTGTTGAAGATGCAACTGCTTGCGAAGACAAAGATTGTCTTGTGTAGTTACTTCCTCCACCTGTGCTTACTTCGTTTGTTCCAGAGACTGTTGTGCTTGCCGTTGTATATACAGCAGAAATCT